CTGGCAGTCTGAATATACTTGACTAGTTTGGATGGCTGAAGCAATTGCTATGGGAGATGTGATGTTGGTGTAGAGGTTTCCTAGATTGCTTTGAAGCCCTACCGCTACTATCGTTACTCCCGCTGCGCTAATCAGCCAGCGCTTCATAGCGTCAAGATTCCTGAATTCTTTTCGCATATCACACCCCCGCACTCTTCCTGTTTCTGTAAATCTACAGAGTATACTTGGCGGCTGCGAGCATCCCCGCTTGCTGCTGGGTGCTAGGTATCCACTGCGCGTAGATCCGAGCGGTGGTGACGACACTTGTATGCCCCATCTGGCGTGAGACCCAGGCGAGTGGCTCGCCGGCGCTGACCATCATCGAGGCGTAGGTGTGCCTGGTCTGGTACGGGCGGCGGTACCGGACGCCGGCGCGCTTGAGGACGTGGGTCCATAGCGTCTTGCGGATGGCCTGGTCGCCGGTCCATGGGTCGCCGGTGCGAGGGTTTAGGAATACGCGGCCGCTGGGGTGCAGGTAACTCTGCGCTTTCTGGGACTTGAGGGCTTCGATCGCTCGAGGTAGCAGGTCGATGGTGCGTGCGCCGGCGGTGGTCTTCGGGCCTTCGGCCTGGCCCTTGGCGGCCTGGGTAATGGCACGAGCGACCTTGAGGCGCTTGCGACGCCAGTCGATGTCGCCCCACTCCAGGGCGACCAGCTCTGATGTGCGCAGCCCGGTCCAGAATGCGAACTGCAGCAGCGGCCGGCCGGCGTCCTGGCAGGCGGCAAGGATCGCGGCTTGCTCGTCGGCGGTGAAGGGGTCGAGTTCGTCGCGTTCCCGTGGGTCCTCCTGCTTTCGGTAGTGCCAGCCTGCCAGCGGGTTGGCGGGAATCAGTTCGTCATGCATGGCGTCATCCAGGGCGGCACGCAGTGGGCTGACCAGGTTGGCGATGCGCTTGTTGGAGCAGGTGAGCGTCGCCGCCCAGTCGCGGACGTGGCCACGCTTGAGCTCGGCCAGCAGCAGGTGACCGAACTCGGGGATCAATTGGCCCTCGATCGTCTTGCGATAGTCGCGGTAGGTGCTGGCCTTGAGCGTGGGTTTCTTGGCGTTGAGCCAGGCGCGTAGGTAGTTGTCCAGGCGGTCCCGCGTAAGAACTTGCGGGCGTTCTTGCTGCGCGGGAACGTGACTTGGTAATCAAACGTACCGGCATCGATAGCGTCGATGATCGCGGCGCGGTGGCGCGCCGCTTTCCTCAGGTTAGCGGGGGTGGGCTGGAGCTTGAGGCGTTCGCGGCAGCGGACTCCCTGGTAGTAGAAGTCGATCTCGACAGTGCTGGCCGAAGCGATCCGGACCCCTTCGTAGTTGCTCCGCTTGTTACCCACCGTGCGTATCCCTCCAATGATATGAGCACCCGGCCGTCCGGGGCCTTGATGAATTCATGGCCGTCGCGCCATTGGCCACGGCGGATCTTCGAGCGGACGCCTTCTTCTGTATAACCGGTCAGCTCGGCGAAGCGCTCGATCGTGACGTGATCAACGGGCAGCATTGCGATCTCCTTTTGGTAGCACCTCGGAGCGTTCCTGGCTTGGCACCTCGCGCTGGTTAATGCCAGGTTCGGAGTCGTAGGAATGCACGTCCTCGCCGCGATGGTTGAGATCCTTGGCGCCCTTAGCGATGAGCAGGGCGGCCACCACTGCGACAGAGATCACGCCTGCGGCGTAGCCGATAGCAAATGGAATCATGATGCCTCCCGTGTCTCGTCGTTGGCCGCCCGGCGGCAGGCTGCGGGGTGATCCACCCGATTCGCCCGGGCAATGGCAGCCATGGGCAACGGGCTGACGCTGTTGCCGCACATGCGGGTCTGAGCCGTGAGGGTGAAGCGCCGACCGTCGTGGCCACGGTCGATGATGTAGCTGTCGGGGAAGCCCTGGGCGCGGTAGAGCTCGCGCGGCTTGAGCATGCGCAGGGCGATGTCGACGATCACGTAGGGGGTGCCCTGGATCGTGACCGTGACCAGAGCCAGGCGGTCCCGTGTGGTGATGGTGTCGAGCGGTTCGCGCAGGTCGCGCGGCTGACCCTTTCCGTAGTAGTTGATCAGGAACGCCGCGACGCGCAGGGCGCCAGTTTCCTGGTCGGGCGTGAGTGATGACGCGAGGTTCGCCGTGACCAGCTGCTGCTGGGTACCGCGCCCTGTGATGGTGGAGAGCGGCTCGCGGGCGTCGCGGCCTGCGCCGTCGTAGAAACCGCCGTTCATCTGGGCCATGAAGGCGGTGACGAGGGCGTGCTTGCCGCCGCCGGCGACGACCGTGCCGAGGGGCTGGCGGATGTCCAGCGCCCGGGGCGACTGACCTGGTCGCTCGCCGTAGCCGGTTTGCACCAGGGTGGCACTGGCCAGGGCAAGCTCTCCGCGGTTTGCTCCTGTCACGGTGCGCATCGGTTCGCGGATGTCGTGCACACGTTCCGGGCCACCTTGGTGAGTGACCGGCACGATGAGCGGGTCGCCGCTGTTGAGCACGAACTTGTCAATGCCCTTAGCGATGCGCCGCAGTGTGTTGTCGGCCAGCGGCCGGGGCCGGTCGAAAATGCTGCGCGAGGGGATCGACCAGTCGATGCACTCGGCGGCTTGCCTGCAACGCTTTTGCCCGCGCTTGGGGTGCTTGGCATGGATGGCTTCTCCCATGCGATGGGTAGCCCATCACAGCGAGCAACCAGGTAGAGGCGTTCGCGGGTAGTGGGGGCTCCGTGGTCGCAGGCGGCCATGGTGCGCCACTGAACGGCATAGCCAAGGCGGCGGAGGCCATCGATAAAGTGGTGCCAGTTGTGGCCCCGCCGGCGACGATCCGGCACGAGGTATTGCCTTTCGATCGGCACCTGCTCGCCTGGTTCGGCCACGCGATTCACCTTGCGACCGGTGCGGGGCAAGTGACCTGGTCAATGGTCACCACCCGGCCGGTCTTCTTGCAGCGCTTGGCGACCAATGGGCTCCACTGCAGGATCTGCTCGACATTCTCGAGGCTGATGATGCGCGGGCGGACAGTGCCCGCCCATTTGTGCACCACCCAGCTGAGCGAGCGAATGCTCCGCTTGCGGGGCTGGCCGCCGCGGGCCTGGCTGTGGTGGGTGCAGTCTGGACTGGCATGCATCCAGCCGACCGGCCGCCCTCGGCAGGCTTCGACCGGGTCGACCTCGTAGACGTCGCTCAGGTAGTGCTCGGCGCCCGGATGGTTGGCCTTGTGCATGCTGATCGCATCGGGATCATGGTTGATGGCAATGTGCACCGGACGATCGAGGCCCATCTCCAGGCCGGTCGAGGCACCGCCACCACCGGCGAACAGGTCGACGTTGATTTCGCCGGCGAAATCGATGGCGAACTGGGTGCGCCAGGCGAGATCGGCGGGAGGGTTGGTAGTCATCGGCCGCCCTCCGCGATCTCGACCACTCGGCGATGGATAGCCTTGATAGTGGTCCAGCTTACGGCTACCGGTCGCTCGAGCCTTCCGCGCCCCTTGCATAGGTCGCAGATCTGAGCATCGTCACAGCCTGCCCCTTCACATTCAGGGCAAGATTCGTCGATGTGCTCGAAGAAATCGCCGATCATTCCGACCTTGTGCCCGGTCTCGGCGGTGATCTCGCGCGGGACCAGGGCCATGCCTTCCGGGATGCTTTCGGTTTGGCGGTACGGGTTAAGCCTCAGGCGATCACGCAGCTGGTCGATGGCCTCCGGTGCATAGCTGGCCCAGCTGTCGATCGTCATGCACAAGTAGCGCTTGGTCAGTGCCCGCGCGATGGGATCATGGGCCAGCCACTGGTGGTCGGCCCGGAGCGTGATCTCGAGCTCGCGGACACGATCCTCGAGTTCCTCGATGCGGCGGGCCGAGCGGATAGGGTGGAGGAGGTGCTTGAGCTTCATGCCTCACCTCCCTGGTCTTCCTCGGCCTGCTCGGCTAGGTGACGGAACTGGGCATTGATGTCGCTGGCCACTAGTAGCAGGTGGTGGGCTGCTGCCCATTCTTTGCGCTCGCTCAACTCCTCGTGAGCTCGGCGTAATGCTTTCTCTGCCACGTTCGCTTCCCGGCGGGCGAGGGAAGCTCCTTTGGTGCGCTTCAGAACGGCCTTGGCTTCGACGGCATATTCCGGTGTCACTTGGCCGGAGTGGGCGAGGGAGTGCAGGACGCCTTGGCAGCATGACAACTCGCGCACCAGGTCGGCTTGGTGCGCCGCCAGCTTGTCGCGCTCGATGTCGCTCTCGACCAACCGGGCGCTGAGTTGGGCGGTCTGGATCTCCACCTCGGCGAGCTGTTCCTCCAGCGCTTCGATGCGCTCGGCGGCCAGCCAGGTCGGGGTCTCATGCATTGGGATCTTGCCGCAGGACCGGGCGTGCTGGATCTTGGCCATGTCCCGCAGCTGGTCGGGGTGATGATGCTCATGCCTCACCTCCCTGACCCTCGGCATTGGGCGAAGCCGGGATGCGCCCGGCCTGGAAGGCGTTGACGGCAGGACATTCGGGGCTGTGGTACTGGCCCGGTACTGATCCGCACGCCTGGCAGCCGTGTGCCTGCCGCTCGGCGGCGCGGTCGAGGCGCTCGATCTCGGCGAGGATCAGGGCGCCGGCCTTGACCAGGTTGCGGCGTGGGTCGGGGCTGGGCTTCCACCAGTGGTCGGACCATGGCCAGTCAATGCGCATGCGAGGCAGGCCAGATGCCGGCTCAAGTTGTTGCAACCTTGATCCATAGGCATAGCACTCGGCCGCCGCGGCCAGCTCGGCGTTGGTGTATCCATCGTCTCGCTCGCGGCTGAATCCCTCGGTGGAGAGCTGCCGCATGCGCTCGTGATAGACGTCGACATAGGAGCCGCCGTAAGGGCTGGACGGGCCGGCGAAGGTTGAGTCGGCGCAGAGCAGTAGCTGGGCGAACACCGTCTTGGCGCGGACGGCGACGCTGAAGATGTCGTTTTCATCCTCGCCGCGGAAGATCTCGGTGAAGCCGGCCGGGTGCTGGAAGTTGATCGAGTCGATATAGGCCTGGGGACTTTCGGCGTAGGCATCGACGGCCTGCTCGTCGTCGATTGCTGGGTCGATCGGAGGTTCGATGGCGTCGACGCTGACCTCGAAGCCGAAGGGTTCGAGCACGTCCTTGAGCGGGCGTTCCTCGAGCAGCGGATGGTCGAGTAGCTGGTGATTGTGCATGTGGTGTGCTCCCGTGCGTGGTGGTCAGCCCCGCCGCCGTGGTGGGCAGCGGCGGGTGTCGGTGGGTTTGGGGTTAGCGCTTGGCGAAGCTTCCGAGCAGCAGGGTGGCGTGATCGCCGAGATGGTCGCCGAGCACTGCTTTGAACTCCTTGGCGATCTCCTCCTGGATGCCCTCGAGGCCGGTGATGCGCAGTTTGAGACGCGGCGGCTTGCCCTCTTCGGTGAGGATCGACACGCGCAGGTCGAAGGTGCGCAGGCGCAGCCCTTCATAGGGCAGGCAGGCGAAGCGGATGAACGCCGGGGTGTCCTCGCCGGTGCGGGCGTCCAGGGCGTCGAGGCCGGAGCTTTGGGTGTTCCAATCTCCCTCTTCGTGGGTGCGCTCGCTGCTGGCCTTCACCTCGATGCGACGGACCATGGTGGCCAACTGCTTGGGCGTCAGCTCCTTGCCCGAGGTGCTCTCGCCGGTGATGTGGGCATGCCAGTCCTCGATCCAGTGAGCCAGGTCCTTCTGGCCGAAGGCGCGGTTGTGCGCGTCGAGGCACGCCGCGTAGGGAGCGGTACGCTTCAGCTTCAAAAGGGCGCGGTGCTCGCCGTGGCCGGCGCTGTCGGCATCGCCCAGGTCGAAGAATGCCTCGGCGTCCATGTCGTCGGTGTCGACGAACACTCGGGCGATGGCTTCGTCGTTGACGTAAGCGGCGTAGTCCTCGATCGAGCTGGTCAAATAGGTGCCTCGAAAGCGGCTGGGGGTATCCTGGAACGCCTCGAGGGATTCCAGCGAGTAGCCGTTCGGCACGAGCATGGTCGGCACGTCGGTGCCCGGGTTGCCGATCTGGCCTGCGTGGGCGAGGGCGATGAGCTTTTCGAGTGCTTGAGCTTCCATGTTGATTCCTATGTGGTGTGCGGGTGGGTTATGTGGTGAGTGGAAGGGCGCTTACGCGTCCTGGGTGGTGCCCTGGGGCTGGCCCTGGGCGAAATCGAACTTGCCCTGTTCCTCGGGAAACAGGCTCAACGTGCCGCCGCGACCGACATAGAGCGGGGTGGAGGTGGTGTTCTCCTCGCTCTTCTTGCCTTGGCCGTGGGCTGGGTGTACGTCAACTTGTGGTCGCAGTTGACCTGTCGGCTGTCGGCGATCTGTTTCAGCGAGAGCTTGATCGTCACGTCGCCGGCCTTGCCGTGCTGGACGACGCCGGCGGCGACGTCAGTCAGGGCGCGGCCCAGCTTCTCGCGGAATACGCCGGCGTCGAGGTCATCGAGCAGGGCGTTGATGTCGGTGGTGGGTTGGTCTGCCATGGTGTGCGTCCTCTCTTGCGTGGTGGTGGTTGGCCCGTTGGGCCGGTCATTCCCCGGCGGTTGCCGGACGGGAATCGGTGGTCGGTACTGCATCGATCAGTCGGTCGCGCAAGCGCCGGTCGCTGTCCGAGGTGGTGATCATGACCTCGCGCCGGGCGGCTGCCTGGCGAGCTTGGTGCTCGATGTAAGCGGCCAGCTGATAGAGGCAGATAAAGCCCTGCCCCTTGTAACTGCTGTCGAGCTTCACTACAGGGAGAGGGATCTCCCCTCGCGCAGGGCGCGCCGGAAACGTTCAGCCTTGCGATTGCGGAAATAGCGCTGCCGCACGGCCTCGATGGGAATCAGCACGTCGCCGAACTCGCGATAGAGCAGAGCGACGGTGCTGACCGGTTCGGCGTCGTCGAGCCAGGCCGGCATGCTCGTCGACTCAGGCCTGCGCATCGTTGGCGGCCTCTCGTTGGGTGACGACATCGCGACCCAGGCGGTTGGCGATGTAGAGCAGTCCGCGTTCGGTCACGAACGTCTTGCCGTAGGGCCGGGGCTGGCCGAGCCCCACGTGCTCATACGTGCGAAGCTCGACGATCAGGCGGCCGGCGCTGGTGTGCTGCCGGGTGCCGAGGTTGTGGCTGTCGAGCATGCCCATCTCGCGCAGCTCGCGGCATAGCGTGGTGCGGCCGGTGCCGAGCAGGGCGGCAGCTTGTTTGAGGGTGTAGCGGGTCATCGTGTCATCCCCCTGTGTATCGTGCTGACCATCTGGCTGGCGACGGTGCGGACCTGGTCGCTCAGCGTGGCGCGATAGTTGGCGTCATAACTCCAGCTGGGCTTGATGATCTCGAGGGCGCTCTGCGGGCGCCCGGTGATGCGACGGACACGGAACTTGCCGGCGCCGCACGAGAACACGCCGTATCGCCGCCCGCTGGTTTCTGCCCGTTCCACTGCCATCTGCACGGCGTGGCCGGGATCATCGGTCATGCTCGCGCGGTAGTTGCAGCGCGTGGCGGCCCGGTGGTTCATGCCTCCGCCCCTCCGGCTTGGGCCAGCAGCTCCTGCAGGTGGACGACGATGAGCCCAAGGCGCTGCAGGGCGTCACCATCGGCCTGGCGCGCACGAGGCGGCAGATAGACGAACTTGCGATAGATGGTGTGGTAGGTGCCATCCTCGCGTCGGGCGTCGGAGAACACCGCCACGTTGAATTCGTGGGTGTTGCCGTAGTACATGGCGACCACGTGATGGTCGGTCTGCAGGCTGACATCGAGCGCGAGGTCCTGGATGCGAGCAATGGCCACCCGGTGGGAGCTTGTCAGGCCTGAATCCTGCAGGCTGCTGGTGACGCCGGACGTGATCGGTGTGCCCAGGGGTGTCATGCTCATGCCGCACCTCCCGGCTGCGCCAGTTCTTCGTCCAAACGCTCGTTCAGCTCGGCGTATAACTCCCTAAGCGGCCAGTCATTGAATTTCAGGAAGCGCTTCGGGCTCTCCGAAATTTTGGCATCGGCACGGTCGGGGTAGTTGGCGCGCTTTCTGAGTGTCACCTCGACAGTGAGCGGGACTGTGTCCGTCGTCAGGGTGAGGGTGCCGCCCTCGCGGCAGACTTTGCGCAGGGCACGTTTCTGGGGCGTGGTCATCATGCGGCACCTCCCGGCTGAGACAGTCGGGCGTGCTCGGCCTGGGTGATCAGGCGGACGCGGTTATCGATGGGGTGGACATAGGCCACGCGACCGGTGACGTGCTCGATGGCACGCACGGCGATCATGCTGGTGATGGCGGCCGGGTGCAGGTACACCCGGCAGGGGGTGGTGGTTGTGGTGTGCATTGTCGGCTCCGTGGTGGGCGGATACGACAATGATGGTTGACCACCTAAAGGTGTTTGTCAACCTCTAAGGTGTAGCACCTTGGGGTGTCTACAGGATCTTGACCTGGTAACGCGCTTTCCCGACAACCTGCCAGTCCCCGTCGATGCGCGTGTAGCGGGGGTGCCATTCCTCATTGACTGCGCACAGGTAATATTCGCCCTCCTCGTAGACGATCTTTTTGAATGTCCCTGTGGGATTTCCTGTCGCTGAGTCGATGCGTCGGGCGAAAACATAGTCGCCGCTAACCCAATCAAGGCCAGGATCAATGACGATCCGGTCCCCTGACTTGAATTCCGGCTCCATGCTTACGCCTTCGAGGCGCAGCACAAAGGCTTTCTCGCTGCATGGGCCTGGAGCTGGTACGAATTCATCAATCTCAGCGTCGGCAATGTTGTCGATAAGTTTCCCTGCCGTCGTCATGCCCACGACTGGCAGCAAATGCTGAATGTCGCCCAGGACGCAGGCGTTTTGTTGGTTGTCCCCGTATACCTTGGTTTGTTCTGCAACACCCGCTAGGTGGCGTGGGTCATCGAGGAAGTGGGGTGGAAGGTTCATGTGTGCTTCGATATGGCGGGCCATCCGCTCCCCGATGTTCTTCGAGGGATTGGCCCCGGCGAAGCTGCTCACTTGGCTTTCGCTGCGCTCGATGATCGAGGACAGCTCGCGCAAGTTGAGGTGCCGCTCTGCCATGATCGAGCGGAGAATCTGGTATCGGGTCGAATGGATGTCCATATCCTGATTATCCCGCCTACCACCTCACAGGTGAATAACCTTAAAGGTGTTGCAAAAACCACCTTGAGGTGTAATGCTGGAGGCACACATCGCAGAGAGGATGCAGTCGTGCTGCTGCGTGAATACCTGAAATCCTTGGATGAGAACGAGCTGGAGGCCTATGCCCAGCGAGCAGGGACGTCAGCAAAGTACCTGCGAAGCCACGTCATGGGAGCCACGCGCGGAGCTAGCATCAAATTCATGCGGGCTCTCGCCAGTGCAAGTGATGGACAGGTGAGTCTGATTGACGTGCTGGTCCATTACGGCGTTCCCAGGGATGAGTTGAAAGAACAGGCCGCCTAAAAGACGGCCTGCGGGTGCCGGGGATCTGCCCACCACAGACGTCTCCCCGGCGGGTGCAGAGAGGTTATGCCCACCACAGGCCCTCTCTGCGAGTGCGCACACCACATGTGGCACGCTTTGCATGGTAACCCATCAGCAGGCGTGGCGCATGGCAACGATACGGGAGTAACGCCATGTCGAAACGCTGGCCCTCATCGGTAGATCGCGCCCAGCGCGAGGTGCTACCACTCAACCTGTCTCTCTACCATGCCGCGCGGGAGTATCCCGGCGGCGCCAAGGCCATCGCGGCTATCTATGGCCTGAACGCCACCACCCTGCAGCATCGGCTGAGCCCCACCCACGAGCCTCACCGCATCGACCTCGACTCCCTCGAGGCGGTGCTGGGCGCCACCATGATGATCGCATCCTGGATTCCATCGGCGAGCTCGCCGGCGGGGCGATATGGATGCGCCCGATGATTGCCATGCCGAGTCGTCTTTCGACCTGATCCAGTTGATCAGCGTGCTGCACGACCAGCTGGGCGAGATGCTCGGCAGCGTGTGCGAGACGACCCGCGACGGGATCGTCGACGACCGTGAGCGCGCCGAGCTGCGCATGCGTGCCCGCCGGCTGATGCAGGCGGTGCTGGCCCTGGAGGTCGCAGCGGTCAACGTGGGGGATGAATACGATGGATAAAGCCGATATTGCCCAAGACTACATTGATTGGCGGATGGACCAGGCGCTAGCTGCCCGCCAAGCGGCAGCCGCCCAGGCTGCCACGCAGCAAGGCCCGACCGAATGCGAGGACTGCGGCGAGGAAATCCCCGCCGCCCGGCGTGAGCGCCTGCCGGGCGTGGCCACCTGCGTGGCCTGCCAGACCATCAGGGAGGGGCGTCGATGATGAGTTTACCTCCGGTTCTCCGGTACCACGGCGGTAAGTGGCGAATGGCTGACTGGTTAATCTCTCACTTCCCGCCGGCAAGCGAATATAAGGCCTACGTAGAGCCGTTCGGCGGCAGCGCTAGTGTTCTGATGCGCATGCACCGCAGCGCGTTCGAGGTCTACAACGACCTGGACGGTGAGATCGTCAACGTCTTTCGAGTGTTGCGAGATCCGACCGCCTGCGCGCGTCTTGAGAATCTGTTGCGCCTGACGCCTTATAGTCGGGAGGAGTTCGAGCTCTCCTACGAGACGCATGATGACCCAGTCGAGCAAGCTCGCCGCACCGTTTTCCGGGCCTTTTCCGGCTTCGGATCTGCCGCGGCGACCAAAGGGCGCACCGGTTTCCGGGCTTTTTCCGGTTCCTCCGGTAGGGGCGTGAATCCAGCGGCCTACTGGAGCCGGTACCCGGCCAACCTGGCGGCTTTCGGCGAGCGCTTATCCGGTGTGGTGCTCGAGAGTCGTCCCGCCCTGGACGTGATCCTCGAGCGTGACTCACCTCGCACCCTCCACTATCTGGACCCGCCCTATATGCATGGCACGCGCGCCATGGGCCAGGACAAGGCGACTTATCGGCACGAGATGAGCGATGGCGATCACGAAGCAATACTCAAGGCCTGCAACCAGCTCGACGGCTTCGTCGTGATCTCAGGCTACCCATCCGAGCTCTATCAGGACCTCCTGACCGACTGGAAGATGGTGCGACGTGAGTTCGCCGCCAGTGGGCGGCAGGGAACCGTTATCAGAACCGAATGCCTGTGGCTCTCACCGCGAGTCGTCGGCCAGCAGCAGCAAGACGACATGTTCGCCGGGGAGGTGGGTTGATGAGCCAGCATGATCCCCTGACGTATGATGAGCTTCGCCTGGCCCTGCAGTACATCCCCGCCGACGATCGCGAGACGTGGGTCAACGTGGGCAACGCCTGCAAGACGGAATACGGCGATGATGGCTTTGCGGCGTGGGACGAGTGGAGCCAGCAGGCAGCGAGCTACAAGGCCGTGGATGCGAAGAGCGTATGGCGCAGTTTGACGCCCGGCATGTGCGCCTGGGTACCATCATCAAGCTCGCGCAGGCCGGTGGTTGGCAGCGTGAGCGCCGCGAGATGAGCGCCGAGGATCGCCGACGGCTCAAGGCCGAAGCGGAGGAACGGCGCAAGGCGCGCGAGGCCGAGATCGAGGCCGACGAGGAACGCCGCGCGGCGATGCAGCGGGCGGTGGGCATGGCCTGCCGGCATGTGCTGCAGCACCACTGCCGCGACCAGGGACGTTCGCCCTACCTAGAGCACAAGCAGGTGGGGGCACACGGCGTATGGTTCCCGCGCTGCGCACTGGTGATCAGTATCGACGACCGGGCGCAGATGACCAACGTGTGGGCTGGCGAGGAAGTGAAGCGCTTCTTCGATGAGCTGCCCAAGCCTCGGCCGGATCACGTGTCGTTCCTGCGCATCCAGCAGAGCGACCTGATCATCCCGCTGCGCGATGTCGAGGGGACGGTGCACTCGCTGCAGGTCATCAAGGAAAACGGCACCAAGTTGTTCCCCAAGTACGGCCGCAAGGCTGGGTTATGGCACATGCTCGTCGAGCCGGAGGGTGATCCGTTGATCGGTGTGGCCGAAGGTTATGCCACAGCGGCGAGCATTCACGCGGCGATGGGCTGGCCGGTGGCCGTGGCACTGGATGCCGGGAACCTGGCCCGAGTGGCGCCGCTACTGCGCAACCTGTACCCGGATGCTCAACTGGTGATCTGCGGGGATGATGACCGGAGGTGGCCAACAATCCTGGCCGGCGCAAGGCTGAGCAGGTGGCCGAGGCGCTGGGCGCCGTGGCGGTGTTCCCGACCGACGAGCGCACGGAGGCGGCCTGATGGATTTCAATGACCTGCATGTTGCGCAGGGGCTGGAAGCCGTTCGCGACAGGATCAATGCGTCTCTGGAAGCGGCCAATGATGCCTTATCCCCCACTGAAAGCCTTGCGGCGAGCGGCGGGAGTCCGCCGGATATGCGCAAGCCTGATGGTGGGGGAGAGGCTGTTCCAGATGACGGCTGGATGTCACGATTGCGGCGATCTGAAAGTGGGGCCTTGAAGCCGGAACTGTCCAATGCCTATGAGATCTTCAAGCATCATCCAGCTTGGCGTGGTTTGCTAGCCTTCAATGAGTTTACCGGGGAGGTCGAAAAGCTGCGGGCGCCGCCTTTTGCACGCGGTGAGTCAGGGAAGTGGCGCGATGCTGACGCTGGGCATGCGCTGGTCTGGCTGCAGCAGAAGATGAGTATGGGCATGGGTAACCCGGCCACTGCCGATAAGGCGGTGATGACGGTGGCTGATGAGTATCGGTATCACCCTGTCCGCGATTATTTGCTCGGCCTGCCGGAGTGGGACGGACAGTCTCGGTTACCGCGTCTGATGGTTGATGTTTTCGGTGCTGACGACAATGAATATACCGCCCACTTAGGTATCTCGATGCTGGTTTCGGCCGTGGCTCGCGTGCTCAAGCCTGGCTGCAAGGTTGATGAGATGATCATCCTCGAGGGCGGCCAAGGGCTGGGCAAGTCGACGGCTATACGCCAGCTATTCCATGCTGATTGGTATGTTGAGCTATCGGAGGCACCAGACAATAAAGACTTCTTCCTGACCATCCAGGGGGCTTGGGCGGTTGAGATTGGCGAGCTGCAAGCCTTCTCGAAGGCCAACATTACGATGGTCAAGATGGCGATCACTCGGCGAGACGATAAGTTTCGCCCTCCCTATGCTACTCGTCCGGTCAATCACCTACGTCAGTGTGTGTTTATCGGCACGACCAATGCCACGGAATATCTCATTGACTCGACCGGAGGTCGGCGCTTTTTACCCGTGACTTGCCGCAAGGCTGATGTGGGGTATGTCGAGGAATGGCGGGACCAGTTGTGGGCCGAAGCGGTAAAGCGGTACCAGGATGGATTCCAGTGGTGGCAGGTGCCGAAGGGACTGGCAGAGGATGAGCAGGACCAGCGGTATGTTGAAGATCCTTGGGAGGAGCGCATATCGGAATATCTAGAAGGCCATGCCCCAGCGCCATCCTACCCGCCTTGGCGCAATGGCGGAGCCCGCAGTGCGTATATCAACAAGGTCACGATTCGGGAGTTGATGGAATATGCCCTGAAGCTCGATGTGGGACGCCAGGGTAAGCAAGAACAGCGGCGCGTTGGTGATATCATGCGCCACCTGGGATGGATCAAGCTCAAGCAGCAGCGTGTCTCGGGATCGTCGCGCAGGATCCGGCCATATCTGCGCCCTGGAGTTGATCCGGGGGTCGAGGGATGAGGGAGCGTCACATGATGCCGATGAGTCACAAGTTGTGTCACATATTGGGTTCGGAAAAATGCCAATGGAATCAGGCATGTCACCAGTGTCACATGTGTCACATGCCCCTCGCGCACGTACACGCGCACGCGCGCGCCTGACACGACTTATTATCATGTGACATATGTGACAGATGTGACACAGTTGATTATTAAGGATTTTTTCGTCACCAGATCAAAAGTTGATCAAGTGACACCTGTGACATCGACGCCCACCACGTCGACCACCACGAAAGGAGCACACCACATGATTGCGAGGATGGACGAACTGCTGAAGCACTGGGCCGACCAGCATCGAGGGCAGGGCATGCGCCAGTGCTCGCCGATCGGCAAGCTGGTGGAATTCGGTGGCATCCCGCCCCGATCCAGTGGGCCGAAGGGTAGCCGTGACCCGCTCAACCTGGGCGAGATGGACGAACTGGCGTGGCAGATCGAGCAGGCCCTCCAGCAGCTCGACGACCGGCACCAGGTGCTGGCTCACGAGCACTACCGTTGGAACGGGTACAGCGACGAGAAGGCGCGTCGGCTTGGGATCGCTCGCCGGACGTACTATGACCGGCTGGATCGTCTGCATGAAGCGTTGCAGTCGGTGCTGGGCAATCAACTGAGGAAGCAAGCCCGCTCATGAATACATCGTATTAAGGCGACCTGCGGTCGTTCTCCCTGCGTATTGCGGCGTTGGCATTACCAGCCGCTTGTTGCCACCGCACTCGCCGCCCATCATATAGCTACCGTCAGATAGCTGCGCCCTGATCGGTCTCTCTCACCCGAAGCACCCTGTATTCGCCCCGGCCCTCGCGCCGGGGCGCTTTCGTTAGGGCGCCTCTGACGCACCGAGTTACTCCCGCCGTGGTGGGCGGCGCCGCCTTCGGGCGGCACTTATTTTGCTCCGGAGCCACTATGCCTCGTATCTCACCAGTTGCCGCCGGCGGCCGGGACGTTTGCGCGTTTCTCGACACCATCGCGCATGCGGAAATCGGTCCGGAGATGCTGGCGATGTCCGACGATGGCTATGACGTGCTGGTGGGTTCACTGCCTGGTGATCTGCATCTATTCGCCGACTATGCCGGCCACCCGCTGCCGGATGATGGCGCTGCCATCGAGTATGCGCCAGGCGTCTGGTCAACGGCTGCCGGCCGGTACCAGATCTTGAATACCTACTGGCCGCACTACCGCGACCAGCTGGGACTGCCCGACTTCGGGCCGCTATCCCAGGACCGTTATGCCATCCAGCAGATTCGCGAGCAACGGGCGCTGCCCTTGATCCAGTCCGGTCGATTCTCTCGTGCCATCGAGGCTTGCTCGAACATCTGGGCCAGCCTGCCGGGTGCTGGGTATGGACAGCGGGAGCATGGGGTTGAGGCGCTGGTTCGTGTCTACGTCAAGGCAGGAGGGCGTCTCGCCGGTCGAGATCGGGATTGGTACGACCGTGTCGTCAAGCAAATCGGCCAGGAGGCGGGATGACCCGGGATGCCAATATGAAGCCATCGGCATTTGAGCGGCACTTTCAAACCGGCATTCAGTTGATTCTGGTGGGGCTTCTTGGATGGGCCGGGCTCAAGTTGGTCACATTGGGTGAGGACAACGCCGTCCTCCGTGAGCGCATCACCTATCAGGGCGAGCAGATCGTTTCATTGCGCCGCGACATCCGCGAGTGGAGCAACCTCTACTATCGCAAGTCCGAAGCGGACCGAGTGAACAAGGAGTTCGCCCAGCGGATCCACGCGTTGGACCAGCGGGTGACCTCGCTGGAGGAGAGCCGATAGATGGAATGGGCAGATGCGGCCGAAGTCGTGGGCAAGGTCGCGCCGGTGGCTGGCTCACTGCTTGCTGGTGCGCCTGGTGCTCGTGTTGGTGGTCTCGTCGCTGATCTCCTTGGTGTGGACCCGACTCCCGAGGCGGTGGCGGATGCGGTTAACCGTGATCCGCAAGCGGCGACCAAGCTCCGCAAGATCGAGGCTGACATCGAGACGTCCTTGATCCAGGGCCGCACCAAGGCGGTTACCGCTGAGGCCAGTGGGGAATCCTGGCTGCAGCGCAATTGGCGCCCATTGCTGATGCTGTGGTTTGCCGTCCTGGTTGGCGGTTACTGGTTTGGCCTCACGCCAGACAAACTGAGTGAGTCCACTGTTTTGGCGCTGTTCGACATCGTGCAGTTGGGTGTCACTGGCTACATCGTCGGCCGGTCGGCAGAGAAGGTCACGCGCACGGCAACTGGCTCGGGCTTCATGAATGCCATCAAGGCGAAGGTGAAGTGATGCCCTGTGCCGCCTGTCAACGCCGCCGCGAGTGGATCAACAAGTGGAGACGTATTGCCCATGAGCGAGCGCGCCGAGTTATTGCTCAAGGAGTTGCTGGCAGAGCAGCGGGAGACCAATCAACTGCTCGGGATGTTGATCGAAGCTCTGGCCGATGAGGGTGATGGTGGTGACGAGGATGAGTCGTCGACGTACCTGGATGGCACCCCGGCGGAGTGAATGATGAACAATCGGCCCTGGCGGCGGCTGTACAACACGAGGCGCTGGCACCGGCTGCGGACTGCCCAGCTGAGGGATGAACCGCTGTGCCGATACTGCAAGGCACTCGGCAAGGTGACCCCGGCGGCCATCGCCGACCACATCAAACCGCACAAGGGTGACGAGGAATTGTTCTTCGACCCGGACAACCTGCAGTCGCTCTGCAAACTGTGCCACGACTCGGCCAAGCAGTCGCAGGAGCGTACCGGCAAGTTGCCCGGCTGTGGCGAAAACGGCTGGCCCTTGGACCCGAATCACCATTGGGCCACGAAGGGTGGGGGGTAGGTCGAAACCTCAGCGGCACCCCGAGAAGACCGCCGCCGAACCTTTCTTTGTTAAAGCGGGAAAAATGGGAGGGGGTACCTCGCCCTGTAGGGCCCTGTCCCTTGCCAGCCCGCCATTGTTGCCAACGCCTGATCACTTACACCACATGCGGCATAGGAGGTTTTGCCATGGCCGGCAACCGGAATTCCGGGCGTAAGCCATTGCCGGCGAACGTCCATGCGCTTCGCGGCAACCCGAGCAAGAAAGCGGCACATGAGTTGCAGGGAGGCCAGGGGGATAAGCCCCAGGTTCAGGCCGAGATCCCGCCGTGCCCGGCGTTTCTTACCAAGGACGCCCGCGCCGAGTGGAAGCGCATTGCCAAGGATCTACAGATCCTGGGGCTGATCAGCAAGCTCGATCGCGGCGAGCTGGCCGTCTATTGCCAGGCGTGGGCTGACTGGAAGGTGGCCCGCGAGAAGATCGCCGCGATGGAAGAGTCGGGTTTCGTCGAGACAACACCCAGTGGCTACAAGCAGATGTCGGCCTGGATGCAGCTGGCCAACCGAGCCGAGGAACGCATGCGCAAGGCTGGCAGCAGCTTCGGCCTGAACCCAGTGCTCGCGCGAGCCTGGGGCCGGCACGGTGCAACAAGGAGAACTGTTCCCCAATGAGCAAGCGGAGACCGCCCGAAAGTACGGCCTGTGATGATCGAGTCACAGCCTATGCCCGGGCGGTAGTGGCTGGTGAGCTGATCGCCGGCCACCAGGTCCGCGATGCTTGCGCACGTCACGTGCGCGATCTGGAACATGGCCCGGCCCGCGGCTGCATTGGGACCTCGAGGCGGCCAACCACGCCATCGGGTTTTTCGAGGACATCCTGCGCCTCAATGGCGGCCAGTATGAAGGCCAGCCGTTCGAGGTGCTGCCTTGGCAGGCATTCATTGTTGGCAGCCTGTTCGGCTGGATGGGGCCGGATGGCTGGCGGCGTTTCCGCGTTGCTTACGTAGAGACGGCCAAAGGTTCCGGCAAGTCGCCACTGGCGGCCGGGATCGGACTCTATGGGCTGGTCGCCGATAATGAGCACCGCGCCGAGATCTATGCCGCGGCAACGAAAAAGGATCAGGCGCAGATCCTGTTCCGCGATGCGGTGGCCATGGTTGACCAGTCGCCGTACCTGGCGCCGGTGATCCCCAAGAGCGGGGCACCAGGCAAGGAGTACAACCTTGCCTTCCACAAGACGGGGTCGTTTTTCCGCACGGTGAGCGCCGATGACGGCCAGTCCGGCCCTCGGCCACACATCGCGCTGCTCGATGAGATCCACGAGCACAAGACACCGCTGGTCGTGGAGATGATGCGCGCCGGTACCAAGAGCCGGCAGCAGGCGCTGATCTTCATGATCACCAACTCCGGTACCGACCGCCTGACGGTCTGCTGGGACTACCACGACTACGCCTGCAAGGTGGCCAGCGGCGCACTCGAGGACGACTCATTCTTCGGCTACGTCTGCACGCTGGATGACGGTGACGACCCGTTCGAGGACGAGAGCTGCTGGGTCAAGGCGAACCCATCTCTGCCCTACGGTATACCGGGCATGAAGTACCTGCGCGAACAGGTCACTCAGGCGCGTGGCATGCCGTCGAAGGAAGCCACGGTGCGGCGGCTGAACTTCTGCCAGTGGGTGCAGGCGGACAATCCGGCGATCAGCCGCGACGCCTGGCTGGCGACCCAGGACGATGACTTCGATGACGAGTTGCTGGAGGGACGCCGCTGCTGGGCTGGGCTGGACCTCTCGAGCACCCAGGATCTCACGGCCCTGGTGCTGATGTTCGAGCCCAGCGAGGTCGACCCGGTGTGGCGCATGGTGCCGTGGTTCTGGCTGCCGGAGGAGGGTCTAGCCCGCAAGGGTGACCAGGACCGCGTGCCGTACCTGGCTTGGCAGAAAGCCGGCCACCTGGACACCACGCCGGGTCGGGCAATCAACAAGCGTTATGTGCTCCACCAGCTGGTCGATGTCGCCGAACGCTTCGACCTGCAGGCGATCGGTTTCGACCGTTGGCGTGTCGACGACCTGATTGCACTGATCGACGACGAAGGGCTGAGCCTGCCGCCGTTCGTGGAGGTAGGGCAGGGTTTCAAGGATATGAGTCCGGCGGTCGATGAGTTCGAGCGCCGGCTGATCAATGCCGAGCTGCGCCACCAGGGGCACCCGGTACTGACCTGGTGCGCAGCCAACGCCATCTACTCCGAGGACCCGGCGGGTAACCGCAAGGTGGACAAGAAAAAAGCCACCGGGCGCGTCGACGGCGTCGTCGCCGCCCTGATGGCCACCTCGCTGACGATCGGCGAGCTAACCGACTTCGACGACATCTCCGACTTCCTGATGGACCCGATTATCGCATGAGCAATCAGACGAAGAGGCCGGGCCGGGTGAGGTCGGCGATTCTCAACTGGCTGGGTGTGCCGCTGGATCTCACCAGCGACACGTTCTGGCAGGCCTGGGCCTCCAGCACCAATGCCGCCGGCCAGAAGGTCAACGAGAACACCGTGATGTCGCTCTCGGCGGCCTGGGCCTGTACCCGACTGATCGCCGAGTCGGTATCCACGCTGCCGTTGCATCTCTATGAGCGCACGCCGGACGGGCGGCGCCGGGCGGTGGACCACCCGCTATATGGGATCCTCAACCGCAGCCCCAACGCTGACTCGACCCCGGCCACGTTCTGGGAGGCGAAGACGGCCGCGATCCTGCTGCGCGGCAACGGCTTCAGCGAGAAGCAGTACTTCAACGGCCGGCTGGTCGGGCTGCGGTTCCTGTCGCCCAGTCGCCTGGGCGGCACCAAGCTGCCGAACGGCGACCTGCAGCTGATGTACACCGAGGAAGGCGGCCGGCAGCGGCCGGTGCGCGAGCGTGATCTGTTCCACATCCCAGGCTTCTCGATGGATGGTAAGTGGGGTTTGTCGACCATCCAGTATGGCGCCGCGGTATTTGGCTCCGCCCTGGCCGCTTCCAACGCTGCCAACAGCACCTTCGAGAAGGGCTTGGCCCCGACCGTAGCGTTCACCATGGATAAGGTGCTCAAGAAGGACCAGCGCGAGGAGTTTCGCGAGAACCTCAAGGACATCAAGGGCGCGATCAACGCCGGCGAGTCGCCGCTGCTGGAAGGCGGCATGGACGCCAAGTCCATCGGTATCAAGCCCAGCGACGCCCAGCTGCTGGAGTCTCGGAACTTCTCGGTGGAAGAGGTATGCCGCTGGTTCCGCGTCGACCCGTCGATGGTTGGCCATGGCAACAAGGACAGCAACTGGGGCACCGGCCTCGAGCAGAAGCTGATCGCCTTTCTCACCTTCACGCTGCGCCCCTGGCTGACGCGGATGAGCAGGCAATCAACAAGCACCTGCTCAGCCCGCAGGACCAGCGCCGCTACTATGCCGAGTTCTCGATCGAGGGCCTGTTGCGTGCCGACAGCGCCGCCCGCGCTGCCTTCTACGGCGTGATGGTGGACCACGGCATCATGACCCGCGACGAGGTCCGCCAGCTGGAGAACCTGCCGACCAAGGGCGGCAACGCCGACGTGCTCACCGTCAGACGGCCATGGCCCCGCTCGACAGCCTCGGCCAAGCCAGCGACGGCGACACCGCCCGTGCTGCGTTGGCCGCCTGGTTGAACCAGGGCGAGCGTAACGATAACGGCAACACCTGACCCACGGAGTCACCATGACGCTCAAGACGCTGCCAGCCGCGCCGGCGGCTCGCCGCGTGCGGGCATCCAGCACGATCTCGCCCCGCGCGCTTCAGGCCTGGAACCCCGGCATCCGCTCCGCGATGGATGACGACGCCAACACCATCACCATCTATGACCCCATTGGCGAGGACATGTGGGGCGAGGGGGTGACGGCCAAACGGATTGCCGGCGCTCTGCGCAGCATCGGAAAGGGCAACCCGGTGAACGTGAACATCAACTCACCGGGCGGCAATTTCTTCGAGGGCTGGCGATCTACAACCTGCTCCGCGAGCACGACGGTCCAGTCAACGTGAATGTGATGGGTATCGCCGCCTCGGCTGCCTCGGTGATCACCATGGCTGGCGACGAGATCCGCATCGGTCGTGCCGCCTTCCTGATGGTGCACAACGCCTGGTGCTGGCGATCGGCAACCGCCTCGAGCTGCGCGAGATCGCCGACTGGCTCGAGCCCTTCGACGCGGCAGCCGTCGACATCTACCAGGCACGCACCGGTATCGCCAAGGACACCATCGTTGCCCAGTTGGACGCCGAAACCTGGATTGGCGGCCGGCAGGCCGTGGACGCCGGCTGGGCCGACACCTTCCTGGATGCCGACGAAGTGGAGGAGGGCGGCGCCCAGGCCGCCCACCGCACCGCCGCCAAGGAGCTGGACCTGGCCATGGCCAAGGCCGGCGCATCCGCGCAGCCGCCGCCGCGAGCTGATGCAAGAGTTCAAGTCCGGCACGCCCAGCGCTGCCGGCGGTGGTACGCCGAGCGCTGCCGCGACCGACACGCACAACGCTGTCGCCCTCGAGATCGACGCAGACCCCGCGCTGCGTATCACTGACAACTTGAATTTCAAGGAGTACCTCTCATGACGGTCAACGTCGAGCAGGAATACAAGAAGACGCAGCAGGACCTGAAGCAGGTCAGCGATGACCTCAAGCAGTTCGCCGAGGACTCGCAGGCCGCCATCAAGGAAGGCAAGCAGCTTCCCAGGAGACCAAAGAGCGGGTCGATCAGCTGCTGACCACCCAGGGCGAGCTCAATGCCCGCCTCGAGGCGGCGGAGCAAGCGCTGGCCAACAATCGCGGCGGCGAGCCGGCGACGGCCCTCACCATGGGAGCCCGGGTCGCGCAGTCCGACGAGTTCTCCACCCGCGCTGCCCAGCTTGCACAGGCCGGCAAAGGGTCGTTCACCGTGGAGGTGCAGCAGGCCATCACCGAGGCTGACGGCTCTGCCGGCGCCACTGTCGAACCGACCCGTGTGCCGGGGGTGGTCACCCCGCCCGAGCGCCGGCTGTTCATCCGTGATCTGCTGAACTTCGGCCGCACCCAATCCAATGCCGTGGAGTACGTGCGCGAGACCGGCTTCACCAACAGTGCTGACGTGGTCTCCGAGAATCCTTCCGCTGGTAAGCCCGAGTCGGACATCACCTTCGAGATGGACAGCGAGAACGTGGCCACTATCGCGCACTGGATCCAGGCTTCGCGCCAGGTCCTGAGCGATGCTGGCATGCTGCAGAGCTATATCGACGGTCGTCTGCGCTATGGCCTCAAGCTCAAGGAGGAGACCCAGCTGCTCAAGGGTAGCGGCGTAGGGCTGAACATCAATGGCCTGTTCACCCAAGCGTCTCAGTATGCCAACCCGGGTGTCGATGTCACCGAGGACACCAAGATCGACCGACTGCGCATCGCCATGCTGCAAGTGCAATTGGCCGAGTATGCCGCTGACGGCCTGGTGCTCAACCCGATCGACTGGACCAGCATCGAGCTGACCAAGGACAGCCAGGGTCGCTACATCTGGGCCATCCCAATGCCGTCAATGGGCCGACCTTGTGGGGCCTGCCGGTGGCCACCCAGTCTCTGGCTCAGGACGAGTTCCTGACCGGGTCATTCCAGATGGGCGCCCAGGCCTGGGACCGCGAGGACGCGACGGTCACCGTTTCCACGGAGACCGGGACAACGTCATCAAGAACATGGTCACCATCCTCGCCGAGGAGCGCCTGGCGCTGACCGTGTATCGTCCCGAGGCCTTCGTGAAAGGCGACTTCGTCCTGACCAGCGGCGCCTGATCAGGCGTGGAGTAGAACCGCGGGGGCCTCCGGCCCCCGCTTTCATGAGGGCTCTTTGATGCCAACCGTTGAAGCACTCACCGGTTTCGATCACGGCGGCATTCGCCGGCGTGGCAGCAAGTTCCCGGTCTCCGACCACACCGCCAAGCAACTGGCTCGCGCCGGGCTGGTGCGGATCGTCGCAGACCACCCCAAGCAGGCCGATGGCGCGACGTCGTCTGCATCGCCAGCGGCCCAAGTCTCACCGCAGACGACTGTGAAAAAGTCCGCGCGTGGCGGCAAGCCGCGCCAGACCGAGGCGTCATCGTAACCAACACCACGTACCAGCTGTGCCCTTGGGCCGACATTCTCTATGCCATGGATCGTGCCTGGTGGAAACGCTACTTCGACGCTGCCAGCCAGCACTTTCGGGGCGAGCGGGTCACCAGCGCCAAGGCATCCGCGGTGTGCAGTGCATGACGTTCTACCAGGGCGGTAATTCCGGTGCCGGGGCCATGAGCCTGGCCGAGGTGAACGGCGCCCGGCGGATCATCCTGCTGGGGTACGACTGCGGATACGCGGCAGATGGCAAGCGGCACTGGCATGGTGACCACCCGAAGGATCTCGGCAACGCCGTCTCGATGCCCAAGTGGTATGCCCAGTTCGAAGAGATGGCAGGCCATCTCGGCCACTGCGAGATCATCAACGCCTCGCGGCGCACCGCCCTGTCGCTGTGGCCGCGTAAGGCCCTGGAGGACGCGCTGGATGTTTGAGCACCTGGCCGACGAGACGACGATCATCGTCACCGGCGCGCACCGATCCGGCACGACCATCGCCGCCGAGATGATCGCCGCCGACACCGGCAAGCCATGCATCCGTGAGGAAGCGTTCGAGCATCGCGACATCATTGCCGCCGAGGGTTGATCGAGCAGGGCGGCGTGATCCAGGGGCCGTACCTGCTCCCGTGGGTGGCGCTTTGGCCCCAGGCTCTGGTGGTGCTGGTTAGCCGTCCACCGGGCGAGGTGGCCTGTTCCGTCCAGCGGTTGCGCTGGGCGGGCATCTCCACACCGCTATTCAGCAAGGCCCAAGCCGATCGACTGGCGGCGACGCTCGATCACCCGCGCTGCGTCACCTCGACTACCACGACCTCGCCGCGCATCCGATGTGGCGCGAGGTTCGCAACGGATGGGGGCATCGACAGACATGGTGAAACTCGTCTGTGTTCTGCGCAGCGGCGGCGAGTATGGGCCCGAGCGTGCAGTGGTTGGCCGGGCAGGTCGACCTGCTGCAGTGCCTCAGCGACGTGCCGGTGCGCGGTGTGCCACCAGCCGCTAGCCCACGGCTGGCCTGGATGGTGGAGCAAGCTCGAGCTGTTCCGCCCCCACGGCGGCGACCTGCTGTATCTGGATCTCGACACCGTGGTGCGCGGCGATTTGCAGCCGTTGATCGATGCGCCGGCGGTAGGACGACGATGCTCTCGATTTCTACTGGCCCGAGCGGCCGGCCAGCGGGCTGATGTATATCGCTGAGCGTGACAAGGCGCGGGTCTGGGAGGCCTGGTCCCGCGATCCCGCTGACCATATGCGCCGCCGGGGCGGCCGCGGCACTCTCGGCGACCAAGGGTTTCTGGGCCGGGTGCTGGGCGATGGCGTGCAGCGCTGGCAGGACGTGGCCCGGGCCAGGTGGTCAGCTACAAGGCGCACTGCGCCAGGGCCTCCCGGCCGGTGCCCGCGTCATCTGCTTTCATGGTAACCGCGCCCTGGCCGCCCAGGCCTGACTGGATACCACCCCTATGTTGATTCCGCTCGAGACGATCAAGCGGCAGCTGCGGCTCGACCCGGACCCCGACTCCGAGTTGGACGCCGAGCTCGAGCGCCTGCTGGCTGTGGCCGTCGACCACGCCTCGCAGTACCTCGGTCGGCCGATTCCCCTGGGATGATCCGGACACCAGCAGCTCCGAGGCCATCCTGCGGCCAGCGTCGAGCAGGCCCTGCTGATCCTGGTCGGCGAGTACTTCGAGAACCGTGAGCAGCATATCGTCGGTTCGATCATTCAGGAAAACCAGACGCTGCAGAACCTACTGCACTTCTACCGCGTGGGGCTAGGCATATGAGGATCGGCAGGCTGCGCCACCGTATGCGCCTGGAAGACCGGCACCGGTACAAGACCCGAATACCGGTGAGGAGGTGCCGGGCTGGGCGCTGGTTCGCCGTACCGTGGGCCAGCATCGAGCCGCTCAGCGCGCGGGAGTTCATCGCCGCCAGGCCACTCAAAGTGAGGTGAGTGCCCGCATCGTAGTGCGCTACCGCGCTGATATCACTGCCGAGAAAACGCCTGGTCGACGAACGTACCGGCAAGGTCTACAACCTCGCCGGCGTGCTGCCCGACCCAAGAGTGGGCATCACTACATCACTCTGCCCGTCTCGGAGGGCGTGAACGATGGCGGATGAGTTGTCCTTTGAGCTTCATGGGTGGATGCTGCGCTCGACAAGATGAAGCAGGTTCAGGAGCTGCCCCGGACCAAAGCCAACCGCTTCGCCATGCGTAAGGCGGCGATATCGTTCGAGATAAGGTTAAGGCTAGGGCCAGACGTATCGACGATCCCGACGAGAAGAGTATTGCCGACAATGTGGTAGTTCGCTACGACGGAAAGCATTTCCGTCAGACCGGCGACATGAAGATGAGTGTTGGCATTTTGGGCGGAGCGAGCAGCCGGCAAAAGAATCAGCGCAACCAGGTGGCGACACCTACTACTGGCGCTTCAAAGGTTTGGTACCGAGAAATGGCGGCTGATCCCTTTATGCGGCCTGGCTTGGACGAAAGTATCGAACCGGCCACCGACGAGTACCTGCACCACCTAGACAAGGCGCTTGCCCGCGCAATTCGGCGCGCGAACAAGGCCCTAGAGGACAGTGATGCAGCCCCCATCTTTCCCGTATGTGCCGCTGATGCGGATGTGACCGCGCTGCTCGGTGAATCGCCGACTCGACTCTATCCATTCGGCGAGGCGCCCCAGGACGTGGCGTTGCCCTATGCCGTGTGGCAGGTGATCCCGGGTGGACGGCCGGAGAACAATCTCAGCCAGGCGCCAGACATGGACGCTTTTTCGTTGCAGGTCGATGTCTATGCCGCGACCGTCGCTGCCGTCAGCGCAGTGGCTGAGGCGCTGCGTGATGCTATCGAGCCTTATGCACATATCACCCGCTGGGGATCGCAGATACAGACCCGACACAAAACATCGCCGGTCAGTTTCGACGTTGACTGGTTCGTCAGCGCTGACTCTTCATTCACCCGGCACCCTAGCCCCCAATCGTGCGGCTTTTTCATGCCTGTCCACCAGAGGATTGCACTATGTCTGTACTCTCTCAGGGCACCGAGGTCTTTTTATTGACCCGACCAATCCACGCTCAGGTCGTGAAGGTGGAATGTCCCCGGCATTCAACCCAGGCGGCAACCCCGCTGACCAGGTGAGATACTTGCCTGACGACTTCGATCGCGAGTACCTGGCGGGGTTGCGC